GAACCTTCTGTTCTGCACCCGAACGACGCTCGCATGGATGAGTCCTTGCGTGAACAACGGTATTCCCCTATTAATGAGGGAGCAAAGAAGTTCTCAGAACGAACTAAACCATTCTCGAAGTACAACATTGAGATTGCTGCCTCACTTATACTGACTACCCTTTTGTGTTATGTCCCTCGGGGTGTGACTAAGAGGATTTTGTCAGTTTATGAAGCTGTAAATGGAATACCAGGAGCTGGTTTTAGCCGGCTGAACCCGAAAACGAGTCCGGGCGTACCTTTTAAATGGTGGCGGCCCCCAGGTGCACAGGGAAAGAGGTACTTATTTAGATGTACTGATCCCTTATCTGAAGAAGCGTTAGAGATGTTTCCGAAGGATGCATATCTGATGAAGAAACAGGAAGAAATGCACGAACAACTTCTGCGAGGAGAACAACCTTTTATTCTCGCTTATTCGAATTTGAAAGACGAACGACGTGGTTTGGCCAAGATAAGATCAGGAGCTACTAGACTTTTTGACTGTCTGCCGCTGCACTTTAATATCGAGTGTAGGAGGTTCTTTGGAGCCTTCATTGCGTGTATGAACCAAAACTGTACTCAACTGCCGAGTGCCGTTGGGATTGATTGTACTAGCCCACAGTGGACTAGTCTCTACAATAGACTGAACCGTTTCGGCGGGAATGTTGTTGCTGGAGATTACAAAGCTTGGGATGGCAAATTGGACCCTGACGTTATGGAACGAGCAGCTGATGTTATCAGTGATTGGTACGATGACGGACCTATCATGAAGCGTGCTAGGAGGATCATCATTCAAATGTTGATTTTTCTTTTGACTATTTATGGAAATGTGGTGGCCAGAAAATCACAAGGAATTCCTTCGGGAACTACTTTGACTGCTGACCTAAACGGACTCTGTAATTGGTTTTACATGTTGATTGCTGTGCTCGGAATTGCAGACGCCAAGAAGATCAAGATTGATGTTGCCAGGATTAATGACAACATGGAATGTACTGTGTACGGCGATGATCATGTCTGGGCTCCAAGCTCGGAATATCAGAAGTTCTTTAACTTCAATGCTGTACAGGATTTCTTCAAATCTCATCACATCAATTATACTGATGCGTTGAAACGAGGAGGAGTCCAACCCGATTTCATGAATTTAAAGAACGAGACATCCTACCTGAAGCGTAGATGGGTGCCGCATTTTGCCTTCGCCAGCCGAATGCTTGCCCCACTAGACACTGACACCATCCATGAGGAAATCAATTGGGTGAGAAGGGTTAGTGGACCAGACGCTCCTCGTATGGCAGTCCTCGAAAACATCAATACCGCTATGCACGAAGCATTCCACCACGGAGACGTATATTTTAACGATTTGAAACGGAAATGCAATCAGGCTATCTCTCAATTGCGCCAGGAACAACTGGATGCCGAGGGACAC